TACACAAGATAAATGACCTGTTAATGATCCATTAAAACTATCTCCTACTTGAAATCCATTAGCAGGAATTGTAAGAGTTCCTAGACCACCATCTAATAAACTACCCTCAACGGCAGTAGCTGTTACAGGTGTACTAGAACTAGTCTGAGTATATAGTCTATTTAAAAACCCCGAAGGATTTAAAGAATATCTATCTATGTTTATCTCAGTACTCATTACTTATGTTATAAAAGTAATTAAGAATATAGTTCCTGTTGCATCATAATTTATACCTGATATAGTATTATTTACTCCTGGATCAAAATTAATTGTTACTCCTGCTGGTAAAGTATCCCCGTCTACAGTTCCTGCTGCACCTCCTATATTTGCTATAGAAAATCCATATGTACCATCCAATACTGAACCTGGAAAGGTATCCTGTATAATTACAGCTGTTCTTGTTTGTGGTGGACAACAAATTCCATGGTTTAAAGCATCAATAATACCTTGAAGACCTTGCAACATTTTTAATTGCCAAGGGAAATTATTTCCTTTTTGACCGTCTGTTTTTAAATTTCCTACTGACATAGTTTCTTATTTAATTAATTATAATATAACTAATTCTGAGAACATTATTAAATGCTGTTGCTGCTGAAACATTATAAATACGAATATCAAAACTTCCATTAACAATAGTTTCTGTAATTAATACAGGAATTCCAGCTCCTGGATGATCTACTGTAAGAAGAATTCTAGAAGTTGCTAATACTTTAGAGTTATTTACTGTAAATGCTGCATTAGAACTTCCTGCTAAAGTACTTGATACTGTAGTAATAATTCCATTATTAGCATTAACTGTAACAGCAGTACTTATTGCAGTTATCTGAGTTACATTAGCAGTATCATATAATGCTTGTAAAGGAGCTGCATTTACTGCAAGTGATAAATATCCATCATCTCTAGAAGGATCTTTAGCTGCTACTGGAATTAAAGAAGCTGTGTCTGTTGGAAGGGTAGCTCTATAGTTACCAGCTTTAATCCAAGAAATAAAATTTAGAATGTCCATGATTTGTTTTTTATTAATTTATTAATTTATTAAGAATATATAATTTTATTATACTTTAAAATATTGTCTTGTACATATATAACTCCAGAGGTTGTTGTATCATCACCATAACCAGATACTGTAATAAATACTTCAGTAGTATAAATTACAAAAGGATCTGTAGGAATAAAATCATTTCCTTCAAAAGTATATGAAACATTTTCTACTGAAAAAGCACATGGATACTCATAAGTTTCCATAAATGTTGTACCTTCTTCTACTGATGTAAATTCTGGTAATACTGTAGTTATAATTTCTTGTGTTGTTGTAGTTTCCATTTTTATATAATATTAATTCCACTAAGTGTAGTTATTGTTCCATTAATTACTCCTGCTGTAACAGTGGAGTTAGAATTAGAATTTGCTATTGTTACAGGAGCTGTACTTGTATAATTTACTGCTAATGCTCCACCTGCTGTTGTGACAATTGTAGACCCAAGTAATCTTAAGTAACCTGTTGCACCTGCATTTACAAATCCTTCACCTGCTCCTGCATTTTTAATTGCTGAATTAACAATTGTATAATTACCTACAGTTGCTAAAGCAGTTGTTTGAGATGCTGTAATTAAACAATTAGATATTGAACAATTACCAACTGTAAATGCTGTAGTAGAAATACAAGAACCTGTTACAGCAGAATTAAATCTACATGCTTCAAAAGTTACAGAACCACTAGTTGTAGCAGTCATTGCTCCTCCCATGTTTCCTGTAATTACTGTTCCTGTCATTATAATAGTACCATTACTTGCTGTAGCCATTGCAAGTGTAGTAACTGTTGCTCCTAAATAACTTATAGTTCCTGTATATTTTATAGTAGCATTTGCATTATTAGTTGTTATAATATTTCTTCCTGTTCCTGATGTAGTATTAGTAAAAGTATTTGCTGAAATATTTAAATTAACAATTCCTGACGCATAACAACCAAATACTAGTCTAGTACTACTTCCTAAAGCATCATAAAAATTACCTGTAACATTTATAGTTCCCGCAGAAGCTCCTATAACACTTATTACAGCTCCCAGAGAATTTACTGAACTACTATAAAATCCTTGATTAATATTGTAAGAATGACTTCCTGTAAAATCAGATTGAATATTTACAAGTTCATTATTACATCTCATCATGTTAATGTTTGCAGAAGTACTAGATAAAGGACTTGTATTTCTTGTATATATCCCCTGATTACTAGAAGTAAAATTTTTAATATTTAAATTAGTTTCTAATACAGAAATATCTCTAATTAAAACAGCTGCTCCAGCTCCTGATTGACCGGCTGTATAAGATAACCTTAAAACATCTGCTGTAATAGTTACATAACTTTTTAATGCTGCACCATCAATACTTGATCTTTCTATTGATATAATTTGACTAGAAAAAGAAGTTAATGATTTAACTGTAGCATTAAATGTATAACCTAATTTAGTGCCTATTTCATCTCCTTTAAAAAACAACCCTGTTCCATTAGAAGTATCGGGTCCTTGAGAAAAATTATTATATTCTAATGAACCAAATACATTACAAGTATCATACACTCCTCCTGTTGGTCTAAATAAATATAACTCTACTCCTGTAACTGTAATGTTATACATGTTAATAATTGCTCCTGGAGAAAAATAATAATTAACTCCAGTTTTCCAAAGATTAACTTGTGTGTTTACAGTAGTATTATATTGTAAAGTTCTATTATCAAAAGTATAAGTTCCAGGTAATACATATATTAAATCACCTGATACAGATAAATTTTTAGCTGCTATAAGAGTTTTTAAAGGATTTTCTAAAGTACCAGGATTTGTATCTAAACCATTTGGTGATACAAAAAGAGTATTTATATCAGTAATAATTTCTGGAGCTGGAGTAATTTGAATTAATAAGTCTGCAAAAGAAATTGCAGTAGGTTTATAATTACCACCATATCTACTATCTCTTGTACCTAATGGTATTAAGTCACTTGGTTCAGCTAGTTTTTTTATCATCCTACCTGTGATGATATTCCAAAAATTTGATAAGTTATTTAACATTGTATATGTATTTTAAATTATTATACGTTATATTTAAAATGTCCATGATTATTTAGTTAAATTTATAATATACTATAATATAGTAAATATAATTGTAATAACCAAAATAATTAAATAAAAAAAAAGCCCTGCTGTTACCTAGGGCTTCTCATTAACTTAAAAGGAAACTAACCAAAGAAACTTTTAAGTCAAATCCATAATCCTATAAGGAAGGATAATATTATTATTATAAATATACAGTAATTTGCAATTATGTTTCCCGTACTATCATAGTCAAAGTTTTTACTCATCTTATTAAAGATTGGTTTTGACATAGCATGTGCTACTAACCATAGTAATAATATAATTGCACAAAAGATTATTATAGTAATTGATTTCATAGTGTATCTATTCTTCTCTGTAAATATACTAAAGCTTTTTCTAAATCTTCTTTTTTGTTAAAACTTTTTTTACCAGCTCTTGCTAAATACTTTAGGACATTACCTAAATAAAAATCTTTATCTAACTTCCATGCTTCTAATACATTAAAGACTTCATAGTTTGTATCTTTTCCACCATAATATTCCGGACGGGAATTAAATGGAGGAATATCTTTTCTAAAGTCATGTACTTCCTCTGTAAGAGTATTATACTTTAGATCCTTTACATTATAAGGAGTATAAGTTTTTATTCTCTCTTCAATGTCTTTTGGAGACAGTTCTTTAGAATTAATTGTATTAGATGAAAAATAATCATCATGTGAGATATTTACCATATGATTGCTATATCCATTTCATTCAACATTAACTTGACACTCCCATCAATGTCAACTTTTTCTGCATGTTCTAATTGACTAACTGCAATATACACTACATCTCCTGCTACAACATCTTCTACTTTATCTCCTACAGCATAAATAGTAAGTCTATTCCATTGCTTCATTGCTTCATACATTAATGCATCATCATCTTTAGTAGATAATTTAATTACTGACTCTTTCTTTACAGGTACTTCAATAAGGATTCTTCTTCCTCTTAATGTTTTAAATTTGCTCATACTTTTATTTTAGGGTTATTACTTTGTTTATAGACATTTGAGAAATAACTATTTGTCCTATGGCATGCTCAAATAAAATGCTTCTAACTGGATTACCTCCAGCTAAAACATATTCATCTCTTAATAGATTGGCTGCTTCTGCCATAAGTTTCTTAACTTTATAGTCTGAAGAATCTTCTGATAAATCAAAATCTATTTCCATTAAGGTTTCTCCAAAAGATACTATTTTAGTTTCTTTAAATGCTACTTGTTCTTCATTATTGCATTTATGAGAGCCATCACAAAATCCATCAGGGTTTTGTGTTTTTCCACATGCACATTTTATTTCATCTGACATAATATATTTGTTTAGTTTTTACAAATATATAATTATTTTCCTTGACCTCTATATATTTTTTTATATTTTTTTGAAGATTTCAATTGAGAGCTTCCAGACTTAGCATGTATCCCTGGTCTAGAGATATTCTTTTTTACTTTAGTGGTAATACCACTGTCTTTAATTTTTGCCATAACTTTTTTATTTACCTGATTGTCTAAATACTATTGATATTCTTTTTTGGTTTAATTTTTCTATACTATGTTTCCAGTGTGTTCTGTACACACCCTTAAGTTGTATTATAGATCTGGAAGGTAATAATATATTTTCTTTTTTTGAACCATATGTTAAAATAAGTTTTGCTTCTGATAACAAACTTAATATAGTTATCACAGGTCCTGCATCTATTTTATCTATATGTGGAGATATCTTATCTCCTGGATAATAAATATTTATAGTTATATCTTCTGGAAAAGTATCTAATATTTTTTTATCAATTAATTTATTACTTAAATCTAATAAATAATCAGGGATTAGATCTGATTTAACATTACCATAGACAGAATTCCCATATCTCAGTATTGTTCTATTAGTTGATTTTATACTATTTTTTTCAGCATCTAATAACTTATCTAATAATTCTAATTCTTCTTCTATAGATAGTATATCAAGTTCTGGTTTTATAGTTAACAGTTCCATTTTCTTAAAGCTAATGTTTTTCTTGAAGGTTCTCCATTTGGTTTTTTAGCAGGACCTGGCATACCAGACATTCTAGCGCAAAAACTCTTTCTTCTTTTAGCATCTTTACTTCCTGCTTTAAGTTTAGATGGTTTAGTAGTTACTGCTGTCTGAAGTTTACTACCAGGATTAGCTGCTCTATAAGATGCTATCCCTTTTGCATTTAATCCTCCTTTAGGATCTTTACCTTCTTTTCTAGTCCAAGCTGCTGTCTTTGCCATTACTTTTTATTTTCTAGAGAAGAACCCTTTCTTAGGTGCTTCTATTTTAGTACTCTTTAGTTTTTCAATTATCTTGTTTGCTTCATCTTCAGCAAATGTTATAACCTCTTCTTCTTTATCTTTTATATTCCAGTTGTTTAGTAAGATACTCATATGCATAGTTTCATGCATAACAGCTGTGGCTTTTTCTGTAACATTATACTTTTTAAAAGTACCTAAGTTTAAAAACAAGAATGGTTTGTATGGATCTTTAGCAGTTAACTTTTTATCTGCCGGATCATAGTTAGTTAATCCATATATGTAAACTCCATTGCCAACAGTCTTATCTACTTCTTCAGCTTGAGCATCTGCTCTATTTAGCCCGTGCATCTCTTCTACTTTATAGTAGTCAAAGACTTCAGTAGCATCATTACCTATAAGTAAAACATACTTACCCATGTCAACTTTTTTCATATTATAATATACTAAATTTTATTTACTTATACAAATATAAAGATATAACCCTAAATATACTTTACAAATTTATACTATTTTGTAAAGTATATATTACATTATAGTGGAAAATTTCCATCACTAAAACGGTTATATTCCGGTTATGGTGGAAAATTCTTACAAGAGCACCTATTTTCCCGGGGGTATGTTCAACCAAAGTTGTACCCCCCCTTATGTCAAGTTTCTTGCACCAAAAACTTCTGGACAAAGTTATTTAGATTTTTAGTATGTGAGATAAGGAGGTTTTATTTTTTTAGTATATGTTACCAAGAAGTTGGTTTTATATAACTTGGTCCCACCAAAATTCCCAGCAAGGACCACCCCCTGTTGTCTTGGCAGGCATATGCTATTTGTAAAAATATTTTCTACTTTTTTTTTCCACCAGAGAAAGTTTTTGTAACTTCTTTCTACTTCTTCTAATCTTTAAATTATTTATTATGTCTAAAGAATGTACATGTGGAGACACAGGGTATCATTGGTTACCTGATGAAAACCAAGCAGAGGCAAATTGTTGGGAGTGCCATTATAGGGCCGATATTCATCTAGAATATGGGGGCAGTGATATCAATTGGCTAAGGTCAATGGAAGAAGATGCTGATGAAGAAGAGATACTACCAAGGTAGTATTTCTTTCTTAGAACTTCTTTGTACTTTTCTTGATGTGTAGTGCTTGAGTTAATTCTTATGCCGATCATTCAGTAGCTATGAAATTAATCTGTAATGGTGCAGTTATGAAAAACTTAGCTCTGCTTATGTAAGTTCTAGAGTAGGAGAAATCCTACTCTTTTTTTATATAACTTCTTTCTACTTATCTTAACCTTAAAACTTACACCTTGAAAACTTACACACTACACTACACCCGCTTTGATGGAGGGGGAGACACAGGAGAACCTGAAACATCCAGAGAGAACACACTTAAAGGACTAACTAAAGAGAAACTTGACTCTTGGCTTTACACACTTAAAGAAGGAGACTTTGGCTGCGACTTTGGGAACTTTAGAATAGAAGAGCATTAAGCTCTTCTTTCTTTTATAGAACTTCTTATTACTTATCTTAATCTTTAAATTATTTAGTATGATGATAGCATTAGGCAATATATTGTTTGTAACAGTATTTATTCTTATAGCCAGAAAGGGTTATAAGATGGAACAAAAGGAAAAGGCTTAGGCCTTTTCTTTTTAAAGAACTTCTTCTTACTTATTCTGAACCAATTAAATTATTTACAATGATAGTATATGCAGTAATAAACGGAATACTAACAGTTAAGGAATGGGCTATTAATCCCAATGCTTAAAGGTTTAGGAGAGAGAGCTTAGGCTCTCTTTTTTTTATAGTATAAAGAACTTCTTTTTACTTCTCTTAACTTTTAAAATATTTATTATGAGAACTGATGTAAAGATTACTATAATGTTGGAAAACCCAATGTTACGTGTTGAGAAAGATCCTACTGATGATAGGATTTCTTCTTCTGTATTTATTCAAAAATTATTAAATACCTGGATTACCACCGGTACTTTGATAAAAGCAGAAGAGTCTGTGTTGCCTAATGGATTCATTAGACATAGAATACTTAGAAAGAAAGAAGCTTAGGCTTCTTTTTTCTTTTAACTTCTTCTTACTTGTTTTGGATAATTTATTATCATGCTCTCTTATTGCTTTGAGACAAAGAAAGCGAGTTAGCACTCACACTAGAGAACCAGAAAATGGTTCTCTTTTTATTTTTAATAACTTCTTCTTACTTGTCTTAACTAAACTTTATATTATGCAAGAACCAATTGACAATCACCCAAGTGAAATACTTACAAGGGAAGAAGAATTAAGTATGGCTGATACAAAAGACCTTGTTAAGCACATTCTCTACATTGAAGCAGAATTAGCATACTGGTATAGAACAAATCCTGATGAAGAAGAACTACTACCTTGGTAGTTCTTTTTTTAAAACTTCTTTATACTTCTTTTAACCTTAATACATTTACTATGGAAACAACTACATTAAAAATTACGTGGGAAGAATACACATTAATGCTATCAGCATTAAAGGCCATAAAAGATATGGTAGATTCAGACAAGTTAGATGCATTATATATTAAGTTATATATGCAGATGAATGCACAAAAAGAACTACCCTTTTAATAAGGGTAGTTTTTCTATACTTAAACTTCTTTCTACTTATTTAAACTAAACTATACATTATGTCAATTACTATTATTTTAAATCCACAGGAAGCAATGCTTTTGGATTATGAACAAAATTTTCAACACTTAACATCTTATGAAGGTTATCTTTCAATAATAAACCAACAGGTTATATATGAGAGTAATCAAAAAGGATATGAAGTAAGCAATGCAACAGGGGAGTAATCCCCTTTTTGCTTAAACTTCTTTTTACTTATTTTAACCAACTAAATTATATATTATGAATGTTAAAAAAGATTTTGGCACAGTTTATTTAGAACAAAATATTAAACAAGACCAATTTGACTATTATGGTGCTATTAGGTCCTTTATGGACTCTAATGGATATAATGTTGAAAGTTGTGATATTTGTTCTACTAGTACTGAATGGGTTGATAATAAAGTTGATGTAAAATTCAAGTTTGTTCACTATTCAGTTCCAACAATGGCTACTGAACCTTATTACTTAATAAGTTTTATAGAAGCCTAATGAATAAAGGGAGTAATCCCTTTTTTTAAAATAACTTCTTTATACTTTTTTTGAAATTAATATGTGGCCACGTAGAGCCTTAATTTACCTGTGATGTGAAAACAAGGTAAACATATTAATTTTTTTCTTAATGCTTAAACTTCTTTTTACTTTTTTTAACTTTAAAAACTATAACTTATGAAAACATTAGACGGGTACAAGAATGCAACAGCAGAATTAAAGGCTGTTGAAGAAATTATCAAGGTAATTGATAATGAATTATTAAACATTGGTAAGATAGAGATATCTGCGAGTGTAACTGTTTCAACAAGTGGGAGTGAAGCACAATTTATTTATGGCATAGGTATTCTGAATTCTCAGATACTTGCTTGTAAAGAATTGGGTTTAAGTGCTGAGAGTAAAGAAGAAACAAAGATTAAAGTAATTCTCTTATGGACCTTGTATAAGGACCTTAGAGAGTGGACTAAGTTTGGTTATGAATTAGAGCACTTCACTAATGAAGCCTATAATTTATTGACAGACAAGGAAAAATTTAGTTTGTTAAAGTATCCTGTTAAGGGATAAGATATAAGGGGAGCAATCCCCTTTTATTTTTTAAAAACTTCTTTCTACTTATTTAAACTAAACTATATATTATGCTAAAACCAACAAGAGTTAATAAATTACTTAAAGGTGATTTAGGCTCAAACAAAGATGTGTTAGAGAAAATGAATCCTAACGCTAAATTGTACATTGTAGATAAACTACCTGAGCCAACAGTTGAACCAAGACACTTGTGTTGTGGAATAATGGTACGTGAACTATGTTATCCTGTTCTAAGAATAGGAGATACTGTTTGGGATGTTGATTGGGGAATGTTTACGTGGACAGGAAAGGAATGGAAATAAAGGGGAGTAATCCCCTTTTTAAAATAACTTCTTTTTACTTACATTAACTTAAACTATATATTATGGACAAAGGAACTTTGATTGATGTTGTAGCTATGATTGATGCAAGATTATCTAAAGAAGATTTAAATCTTGACTGGGCTAATAAAGATAATCCTGACTTCTCTGATTCTATGCCTGAATATCAATTTATATTAGGACAAAGATGTGAATTAGAAGACCTCAAGGAATATCTACAATTGGCTATTGATGCTAACATAGCAGCAATGGAAAGTAATACAGGGGAGTAATCCCCTTTTCTTTTTAACTTCTTTTTACTTACAGCAACCAACTAAACTATATACTATGAAAAATTTAAAACCTTTCCATTCCCACGATTGTGAGAAATGTACACATTTAAAATCTGTGTCTCAAGACAATTTAAATTATGATTTGTACTTTTGTACACAAGGCTTTGATGATGAACCATATTGCCATACTGTTATAGCAAGATTTGGTAAAGATGGAGATTACACATCAGGGTTAGAGTTTGCAAATAAAGGAGTACTTAAAGAAACTGCTATGTTAGCAATAGAAGCAGGACTTCTAGATTATGATGTTTGGGTTAATCAGACCAGGAGATAATAATAAGGGGAGTAACATCCCCTTTTATTTTTTATATTCTTTCAGAGCTTTTGTCAACTTCTTATTACTTGTTTTGCTTTATATCCAAATGGTACAGGTTAAAGTAGCGCACCATTAGCGTGGTGGCTTACGATTAATAAAGGTAATGCATTACTGATATTAGGGCCATACTTACAGACGTGTAAGTAAACTATACTTACCTTATTTAACCTACTATGCCATTGTGTATAGTAGGTTTATTTCATAAACCTTTATATTCCTTTGGAGCTTTGGTTAACTTCTTTTTACTTATTTTGATTATTAACTAATTTAAAACTATTTACATTATGAATTTTTCTAACACAACAAGTTTATTGGATTTTATGTCACAGAACAATGCAACAGCATTAGATATTTGTGAAAGCAAAACAGGTGGTGCTTATGTATCTTTTGGTGGTACTTTGACGGCAATGCTTGCCAAGAAAGTAGGACAAGTAATTAATGCTGATAATGTAAACTTATTACAAGTAAGTTACATTGACGGGGTTACAGAAGATGGAGTAGAGATTAAAGGAAACTTAATTCACACTATTGGTGAGCGTAAGGTGTTAAGCACTTTCAGTCTTGCAGATGTTGCAGTAATTAAGTAATGAATTAGGAGTAACAGGGGAAACCTTGTTACTCTTTTTTATATTAGTTTCTCTTTTTATCAGGGACAGGACACGGTAAAATAATAATTCTTACCACACGGTGTAGCTTTGTGACTTTGGTACTGAGTATCAGGTAGTTACAAAAACAGTTATTTGGGATATCAGGTTAATTCTTGTAGAAATAATAGTAATTGTTAGGAAAAGAGTGAGAATATAGTTGAATAATAAACTCTTTTACCTTCCATACCCTACTAACAACAGCAATTATTCAGCCTTAGCCTTACATACTATAGTTTTATATAGCTAATTAGCACAGTCTTAGCCCATACTATAAAAGAAGCAATAGTATTATATCTCTATATAGGTAGAGTAACATAATACTTATTTCCCGAAATTAAATAATTTAACCCTAAAACTTATATTATGAAAAAAACACTATTTTCTGTTACTTATTTAGATGAAACTTCAAGTATTAAATCTAAATCTATTATGGCTTCTAATGAACAAGAAGCAATTGCTAATATCTATAATCAAGTAGAAGATTGTGTTATAACACTTTCCGCTATTTGTATAGATTAATATAAAGAGTAATAATACTGCATATAAACTAGCTATCCTTGATTATAGTATGCAAACCTTTACATAGTAAATCAAGCTATGCTATGTATTGGACTCTTTATTAAACTACTCTATTATTTAATGCCTATTAACAGGGCTTGATACTGTTACATATGATTATAATTCTAAATTACAAGTTATGATTTTCAAACTAATTGCAGAAATTATTAAAGATGCTTCTAATGCATCTAACAAAAGATTAGACAAGAATGCTTATGCTGATTATCTTAATACATTATCTCTAGATGATCTTATATATCTTAGAGATTCTTATAGAGCAGAAGCTTTATAAGAATATTTATTCCCGCAAGATTAATTTCTTGTGGGATTATAATACTCTCATCCAAGCAGGTAAACACAATCAGTTATGCTGAGCGTGTGGATACTATACCAAGATAGTAGCATATGAAGCATAGTAATATGTAGAGGCTATCAAGTTCAAGGGTTGCAACCTTGTGAGAGTACAATTAAAAACTATAGTATAAAAGGTATTCTAGACCGCCTGTTGATATGCCACTAAAATGGTAAGATAAAGTATCACATACTGTAGTTTTTAAGTAATGCACCACAACTCACTTCCCAAGGGTGAGCAGTTGTAATAGTGTCTTGTAAATAAGAGACTTAAATAGCATCAGAAACAGAGCTATTACAACTGAGTGCAGAGGGTAATTCTCATAATTGGGAATATATAGCAGTGGCTTTGTGCACAGAGTCTATAGGGGAACACTCTTGAAATGTAGAATAAAGTATTGCGGGTTCTACCATTGCTATTTTTAACTTAAAACTAAACTTAAAACTACACTTATGGATATTATTTATTGGACAATGAGAGATGGTAAGAAAATATCCGTGGATGACATGGATATCAACCATCTAAGAAATACTCTTAAAATGCTTATTAGAGCTAAGAGAGCACAATCTGCACCTAAATCTTTTAAGATGAATGGTGAAATAGCACAGGATCATATTGATCAGGGCTACTTAAATGAACAAGAAGAAGAATTTGATGAGTGGTACGGTATATAGTATCACTCAAAAAAATATTATAAACTTAAACTTAAAACTTAGAAATTATGGGAAGTGTATTAAACTACATAGAATGTCCTAATTGTAAACAAGAAGCATCAGATGACTTCTATTACAAGACTGGAGAAGAATATATTAATTGTGGTAACTGTGGTTATCACCGTTCAGCAACTATTATTAATAGAGATAAGAAATTATCTGAATTAACAGAAGCAGATTGGAATATTGAAGAGTTGGCAAACCCATATGGTGCTTATAAAATTAAAGTATACCATAGTCCTATTAGACAATGTGGTTCATTAGAAAATGAAGAACAATACAACAATTTTAAAACAGCTAATGAAGTTGATGTAGAGATAGAATATTGTTCTATATCAAGATTAGTTGATGGTAAAATTGTTACTGAAATTATTATTGATAATGGACCTTATACAGATTCAGCAGGATATACAGTAGAAGATAGGCAAAATGAAAGTGATTTGAATGCATTAGAAAATTCAAGTCCAGAATATTAAAGTAAAACCTTTACAGTAGGATGGTGAAACTGTTTTTAATATTATGATTTAAAAAATATGATTATGCAAAACTCAAATGAACTAAAAGTACTAATTTATAACCTAATGTTAAAGGAAGTATTTAATGTTATTAGTGAAGACTGTAAAAAAGAAATAGAGAAAATTATTGATGAAAGATTAGAATATTATAAAACTATTGCTATGTCTAACTCTATGGACATAGAAGAAATAAGAACAAAATATGTTATTTACAATGATTTAAAAAACTTATTATGATTATGAAAAATATGACTAAAATTAATAGAATCTCATTAGCAATATTAGTTGCTATTGGTATGCAGTACTTTATAGTAGGTGCATTTACATTTAATACTATAGATTTTTCTAGTTTTTCTTTATTAAATTGGATATTAGAAATAATTTACTTAACTTTTACTATATCTCTTGCACTAAGAACTGATTCATGAGAAATAAAAATGTTAGTTTAATCATTGCTAGTCTAGGATTAGCAATGATGATTACCTGTATCTGTGGATTATTTACAGCTACAACAAATAATGACCTAATGTTAGCATTGATAGGATTTAATCTATCTGGAGTGCTTGCAGGTATAGCAATATGGGATTATGATTACTTAACTAAAAAAACAAAAATATGAAAACACTTAAAATTAATTTAATAGTAATTGCATACTTTGTAATTATATCAATTTTAGCTATTATAGCTACATCTTGTGGATCATCACATGCCACATGTGATGCTTATAGCAGTGTTAAATGGGAAAACTCAATAAACAATCCTGAGAATGGAGAGTTTATAACAGAAGTTGCATTTAACCTTGAGATTGAAAACAGTCAAGTTACACAGGCTCAGTTTGATGAGCGGTATTCAGAAGGATACTAGTATATGCCGGTATAACA